CATGGCGATCGACGTCCCGGCGAAGATTCGCGCTGGTGTCGCGAAGGCGAGAGCCGAAACGCTGAACATGATGGTCGACGTCGGCCACATTCGCGTCATCGGCCGGGATGAGAACGGTCCGGTCTATTCGCCGTCGACGATCACGCGGAAGGCGATCGTGGAAGACGTCGGCGAGGCGGTCGTCGGGCAGGACGGGAACGAACGGCTCTCGGCGTCGAAGCTGACGTTCCTTGAGCCGGTCGAAGTCGACGAATTCGACATCTTCGTGTTGAAGGGCGTCCAGTTGAACGTCGCGAAACGCGCCGGACTGCTGGATCCTGACGGTGTGCCGTATTTCGTGGAAGTCTGGCTCGGACAGGGACGCTGGCGATGAAGTTCACATTATTTGGCGCGCGCGAGATCAAAGCCAATATGGAACGGCTGGCGAAGGAATCTCCGAAGGCGATGGCGCGGTCGCTGAAGAAGTTCGCCGAAATCGAAATGACCGAAATGAAGCGGCGGATCCCGGTCGATACCGGCACCGCGCGCGATTCCGGATTCGTCGACAACCCGGAATGGAAGGCAAACGTTCTGACGATCGAAATGGGGTTCGGCGGCGCGGCGGAAGACTACATCATCCCGCTGCACGAGAACCTTGACGTCTACCACCCGAACGGCGAAGCGAAATTCGTCGAATCGGTGTTGACGGAATCGGAGCCGTATTTCGCGCAGCGGGTCTTGACCGACTGGGCGAAGGATATGGGCCTCCTGTGAAGCGGCCGCGTCGACTGACCGGACCCACGCCGATCGCGGCGTTCGGTTCGGCGCTGGTTGAAGCCGGATGGGGCGTCAAGGGCACGACGCTCTTCGAAGGAATGGATACGGACGTGCCGACCGGAACGCTGACCGGACCGGCGCTGATTTCCGTTCTGGATACCGGGGCCGGAGAGGAAGACAGTCGGACGCACGACGGCAACGTCGTCGGGCACCCACGATTTCAGGTGACCGTCCGGCACGCGAAATTCGCGACAGCAAACGTGCTGGCAGCGGATCTGCACAATTGGTGCAGGGAACAGAAGAACGTGACGGCGGGTGGGAAGTTCTGGCTGTGGCTGACGCCGGTTCAACGGCCGTTCGGACGCGGCAAGGATGCAAGTGGACGAGCCTTGATTTCGTTCAACGTTCGAACGGCGATGCGGGACTAACATTTCAGGAGAGGAACCATGTCAAACGCAGTTTCAACGACGGGACTACTGGTCAAGCGCGCGCTCATTGCAACGCCGACGGTCTTCGTGACGATCGGCGAAGTCGTCTCGGCCACGCCTCCGGGATTCACGCGCAACGAGATCGATACGACCACGCACAACGACGGCGCGGAGTCGAAGGTGTTGGGCATTCTGCGCCAGAAGAATCCGGACTTCCGGATCAACTGGGTCGGCGCGGACACGTCGCACGAATCGATTCTCGACGACATCATGGGCAACGTGAAGAACCAGTGGCAGTTCGCGCTGCCGTCAGGGATCACGATGACGGGACCGGCGCGCGTGCGTCGTTTCGAACCCGTCGACGCGCCCACGGACGCGGCGCAACAGGCGGATTGCGGCCTGTCGTGGGCCGGTCCGGTGACTGTTGTCACGGCGTAAACGCTCTCAACCATTCCGGTTTCCCGGCGGGGAAGTAATCGCGGAGTAGGTCGCTCCAAAACGCGGACCGGAATTCCAACCGAAGGACGAACAGATGAAGAACCGACCGACCGACGACCGCACGATCGACGACGAGAAGCCGCGCGCGCCTGTGAAGGTGTTGTCGGCCGACGATATCTTCGCCGTGGAAGATCTGAACATCCTTCCGGTCGAAGTGCCGGAATGGGGCGGAATGGTCTACGTCAAAGCCATGTCCGCGATCCAGCGGGAGAAATACATCGAATCGATGCGCCGAACCGTGTCCGACGGCAAGGTGGTTTCGACGCAGATGATTCTCCGGCACGGCTCGGCGAAGCTGGCCGCGCTCACGATCTGTGACGCGCAGGGGAATCTCCTATTCGACCGTTCGCCGGAGACCATCGAAAAGCTTGGACAGAAATCCGCGAAGGCGATGGAACGCGTCATTGACGCGTCGGCGAAACTCAACGGCCTTGACGACGACAAGAAGGACAAGAAGGTCAAGGAATTGGGAAAAAACGATTCGGCGGGTCAGCCGGACGACGACGCCGGTTTGAATATCGACTAGCGGCACATCTCGGCGTGACCCGCGCCGAACTACTCCGACGAATGGAAGCGGTCGAACTGGATGACTGGTGGCTCCTAGAACAAGTGGATCCGTGGGGCCAGTTACGCGAAGACATCCGGTTCGCACAACAGACCGCATTTCTGGTCGCAGCGGCCGGAGCGAAGAAGGCGAACGGCGGCGCGTGGAAGCCGGAAGATTTCATCCTGAAATTCGATCCGGACTACGAGCCGCCGCAGCCGAAGAAACAGACACCGAAGGATCTGGAGCGGATTCTTTTGCGATGGGCGAAAGCAGTCAATAAGGGATTCGGTAAGGACGAATTCGGAAGATAGGAACCCTCAATGGCGCTGAGTGTAGGCAAGGTCTTTGGACTGCTGGAACTCACCGACAATTTCTCGGCCAAGATCGATGCCGCCGCGCGGAAGCTCGGCGACTTCGGCGCGCGGTCGGAAAAGATCGGGCGCCAGATCTCTCAAGTCGGCGACAGCATGACGACATCGCTGACGCTGCCGATCGTCGTCGGTCTCGGCGCGGCCGCCAAAGCCGCGATCGACTTCGAATCGTCCTTCGCGGGTGTCAAGAAAACCATCGACGGAACCGACGCCGAATTCGCGGAACTGGCAACGGGTCTCCGCAACATGGCGAAGGAAATGCCGCTCTCGGTCAACGAGATCAACAAGGTCGCGGAAGCGGCCGGTGCGCTCGGCATCCAGAAGGAAAACATTCTCGACTTCACTGCGGTCATGGTGCAGTTGGGCGCGACGACGAATCTGTCGGCCGACGACGCGGCGACAGCGATGGCGCGGTTCAGCAACATCATGGGCACGCCACAGTCCGAAGTGAAGAACCTCGGCGCGGCGCTGGTCGATCTCGGCAACAAGGGCGCGTCGACCGAACGCGAAATCATCGACATGAGTCTCCGGATCGCTGGCGCCGGTCACACCATCGGACTATCCGAAGGACAAGTGATGGGGCTGGCGAATGCCCTGTCGTCGGTCGGAATCGAAGCCGAGATGGGCGGTTCGGCGATCTCGAAATCCATGATGAACATCGCGGTCGCCGTCAACGAGGGTGGCGATCGGCTGAACAATTTCTCGAAAGTGGCCGGGATGAGCGCCGACGACTTCGCGAAAGCGTGGCGCGACGACGCCGGTAAGGCCTTCGCGACGTTCCTAACAGGGCTTGGACAGGTCAAGGAACGCGGCGGGAATCTCCTGTCGACGCTGGCCGAACTGGACGTGACGGAAATCCGGATGCGCGACACCCTGCTCCGCGTGGCCGGTGCGGGTGAAATGGTCGCGACGTCGATGGAGAACGGGAACGCGGCATTCGCTGACGGCAAAGCGCTCCAGCAGGAATACGACAAACGGCTCCAGACCACGGCGTCGAAGCTGGAAATCTTCAAGAACAAAATCTACGACGTCGCGATCACGTTGGGCGATCGTCTGCTCCCGGCGCTGACGCAATTGGTCGACGCCGCGATGCCGGTGTTGCAATTCATCGAGCGGATGATCGTCGCGTTCAGCAAGCTGCCACAGCCGGTCCAGACGACGGCGTTCGCGCTGCTGGCGCTGGTGGCCGCGATCGGTCCGGTCATGTCGTGGGGCGGCCGCCTGATTACGCTGTTCGGACAGATCGGCGGTCTGCTCGGCTGGAACGCGGCCGCCGCTGGCGCGGGAGGCGGTCTGGCTGGCGCGTTCGCGGGTCTAGGCGCGGCGCTCTCGGCGCTGGTCGTTCCGGCCGCTCTGGCGGCGCTGGCGGCCGCTGTGTGGCAGGTGGTGGGCGCGGTCAAGGGATTCTACGCGGCGCTGCAGGAAGGCCGTGGGATGGAATTCCTGACGCAGCGAGACACCGATAACTTCGTCCGGCGCTGGCTCGGTCTGTCGACGACGGTCGAAGAAGCGGCGCCGCGCATGACCAAGAAGATGGGCGATATACATCTAGCCGTTGACAAATTCGCGCAGCAAGGCGTTCCGCAAATGCTGGCCGGATTCTCGGCGGCCGCTGGTCCAGCGCAGAACATGGCGAAGTCGGCGACGGTGTTCGGAGACGCCCTGAAGGGCGCCGAAGAGGCGATCCGAAAGCTGGATCCGGTCGTCCGTAAGGATCTCGTCTCGGCGATCGAATCCGGCGCGTTCAGCATGGACCAGTTGAAGGACAAGTCTGGCCTGTCGGACGTGGCGCTGGATCTCCTGACGCAGCGGGTCAAAAAGCAGGGCGAAGCGTCGAAGGACGCGGCGAAGCTGACGGAAGACCACGCGAAGAAAATGCAGGAGCTATTCGATTCGATGACCGGCGCCGACGTC